TGAGCAAGTATGCATCTGAAATGCCTATGGGTCTTTTTCAGTACGGAGCATACACCTCGAGTTTGTTGCGGCGAATCAACGTTCTAATAGTTAGAGAAGTCTGTGTCGATCAGACCCCTCATCATATCATAGCCCAGGTCACTACCAATGTAGTGAGCGTGTACACTTGACCTCCCAGTCGTAACTAAGTCAAGTGCACGATTATCATGATACCTTAAGGGTATACCATAATCAAGTTGCAAACCATCAAACGTGTAGGTTTGTAGTTTTATATTGTATTTCTTAAAAATACGAATCACTTCCCGTTGGAAGCGATTAAATTCTGTTCTCCCAGCGAACCACTTAAAGCGAACTGCAGTTTCACAATTTAGCGCAGCAGCCTTGAGTTTTTCTTCCTTTTGGGCATCCGCATTTATTTGCCCTCTTGGTTTTCTAACCCAGTTCGTCATGTTTTCGATGTTTTCCATATCTGGTTTAATAACCCACATACCACCGGGAGCAGCGGTATCCTTATATAACTGAAAACCTTGTTTCAGAAAAGTCGCATCGGTCAGGGAACACCATTTCCTAATGAGTCCCGTTGTCTTGTCATTGACATCGGTGTATTTGATGTCATATTTCGCGAAGAATTTTTGGATTGTTTCATTGTTGAAGTATGGTGCAGCTTCTTCGTCTACCACAGCCAAGACGTCGTCCCCAACAATTGCTATTTCAACATGCTCCTTAAAGTAATGAACAGGAGCCATCTTTGGATGTATTTCACTCATTATTCCAATCCAAGCTGTTCTGAAATACATTTGGTTACACATAGTATTTATTATAACCGTATTTATGGCACCCGACGGGCTACCACATTGCACTTTTAGTACGTGCTTGTACGCGATGTTTTCTGAATTGATCACTCTCTTTGCCAACTGTTCACGAATGTGCCGATCTTCCGCAGTCCCACCATTAGAATCATACCATTCAGCCATGATTTTATAGGCCTGCTCTATGAATGGAGTATAGAGCCTGGGTCCAAACTTCGAAAAGTCACCAACCAATACTTTGGAACCCTTATTAATCATCCGACGAGCTAGGTCATTCCAATCAGTCCCCAGCATGTTATCACCAACACAATGCTCAAGTGTCTTACGACAATTTTGAAACATATAGTTGAAATCCATATAGTATTGTCTCATATGTATACTATATGTTAATGGACTTCCTTGAATGATCCTAACTTTATCAGGATTTTCCAACAATTCATCTTTGTGTGAAACTTGAAACAGAGTTGTTACTGCTTCACCGTTCTTCATCATCTTGTGCTCTAATTCTAAAGCTAGAGCTAGCTCTTCATGAACTCCAACTAATTCATCATCCTCATATATAATGAGCTTCTTCTTATCGCCAAGTCCAATTGTTGACCATGGATACCCAGGACTTGTGTTCATTTTGATTCTCGTCACCTTACCCTCAACTCCAGCAATTGCTTCCTTGTATGATCTATGTGATTGAAAAGGAAGATCGGATTTATGCCCAATATATAGGTTACATAAATCATCAAACACTGGCTGTAGATCGAAATCAAAAACCTTGTGTGGTACATATTGATGAATTGCTCTAGTGTATGAAGCCATGCCATGATCTTTATCCACTTCAATCTTTGAAGGAGTCTTTGTTATCTCTCCCAATTCTCCTTGAATCGGGGATGGAATGAATGAATTCTTGACGCTATGATATACTCTTGTTGGTGGTGATAGAGCATATTTAACTTGTGTTTCTGCTGCTTCGAATCCAGGTTTTGCCAATTCTGAAATCTGACGTGGTGCGACTTCAGCCATAACTTTTCCAATATTAAAACAAACACCGTAGTGTTGTAATAATTCACGACTAATTCCATTGAAATATAAGCTATTAGCATTAGCCGCAGACATCACTCCTAGTATACTATTGTTAGTATGATCAACAAT